CATTATAATATACGTTTGCGCTTATTTGGTTTTCAGAAATACCGCTTCTGCCATATAGCCTTATATTCCCATTTAAACCAGCAATTTCAAATCGTTCTTTCGGGCTGCTCGTCCCAATCCCCACATTTCCTCCATTAGGATTCAATAACAACGCAAAATTAGAAGCGTAGTTACCAGCATCACTTATTTGTATCCATGCACTACCAGTCGCAACAGTACCAAAATCAAATGCAATATTACTTGCATTATTCAATCTCAATCCACCTCTTGATGCACTACCAGTTGATGCTGGTAATCCACTTGTATATCCATTAAATAATCCAGATGCTGCCGTAACACTCGAACTGAAAGTAGCACTTGTACCAGATAATGCGCCAGTTAATGTACCGCCAGTGAGTGGGAGGTATGAAGATAAATTGCTTGTTAATGCAATCGTACCACTTGCATTTGGTAATGTAAATGTACGTGTGCCAGTTGGATATATAATAGAAAAATATTGTGTTGCTGATCGTGCTATATTTAATCTATCTGTATCACTTGCTATTGTTGTATAGCCACTATCATAACCTATTGCAGCATTATCTTTAAATTTTATATTTAAACTTTCTATTGAATTTAAAGTAGCATAACCTTCTGCACTAATTTTAGAAGTTATAATGCTTGATGAATCTAATCCAATAAAAACAAACTTATTTAATCCACTATCTGCTTTTACTTGAAAAGCGTTATTAGCACTATCAGTAGCTCCATTAACATTAACTCTGCTGCTAAACGTAGCACTTGTACCAGATAATGCGCCATATAAATAAACTTCTCCAATACTATTAATAAATAATCTTTGTGTTAATCCGCCATCAGAAGGTCTTGTATCTAAAGCAATACCACCTCCTGTATCTGCTGATGTTGAGTTTTTCTTTACACCTCTTATTCTACCAAAAGTACCATAACCTGTTGTATAACTTGCACCAAATGTTAATCCACCACCTGAATTAATAGTATTTGCAGTACCATATATTACAACATTTCCACCATCAGCATCTGCTGCAGTTATATTATCACCATAAATTTCTAATTTTGGTTTTACACCTCCATAACTTGTTATTGTTGTTGCGCCTATAACTAAAGCAGTATTTGTTGTATCTAAATTTAAAAGTGAATTACTTGAAATACTATTTGTACCATTCCAAAAAGCTAATCTTGAAGCTGTACCCGTTCCCGTAACTGGGTTTGTCAAAGCAGCTTGATATTGAGGAATATTAAGCGTATTGCTACTAAAAGTAGCAGCTCCACTTGTACCATTTGTAGTTAATGTGATTGTTGATTGCTTATTATTAAACGTAGTCCAATCCGTACTACTTAAATAACCATTAACCGATCCACTCGCTTGTTTTACTTCTATACTTGTGCCGCTACCAATAACCGCTCCCGTTCCTCCAGTAATTGTAAGAACAGATGATGTTGTTTCTGTTAAATTACCCTTTGTAAGTGCTGGTTCTTTTGAATTAAACGTACTCCAATCCGTACTACTTAACTTACCCGTATTTGTTGCAGAAGCAATTGGCAAATTAAATGTATGCGCAGTACCCGCCGAACTTATTCCAAAGTCAGTACCAGTTGTTCCCGTTGCGAAAGTTTGTGTTGCACCAGTCAGTCCATTAAGGCTAGTAATAGCCGCACTTATATATGTCGGAGTCCAATTCTCCCACTTGCTGCTTGTACCATTAAATCTCAGTAATTGTGCATTTGTTGGGCTAGCAGCATCAACATCACTTATATTATCCAAAGCCAAATTGACCGCACCAGTAAAACCGTTCACAGAGCTTACCGCATCTGTATTGTCAACCTTATCCCACTTTGTACCGTTATAAATTGCCCAGTCTCCCACTTTCCAATCGGTAATGCCATCAAGGTTTGTGCTACCAGCAACATCAACTATATAATAATAACCTTTCGTTCCACTACTACTTGTAAGCGTAGGGCTATTTGTAGATGCGTTCCAAACACCTTGATAAGTTGCACCTCCAACTAAAGCACTGATCTGATTCTGCACTTTACCAAATGCTTGTAAAATGCTATCGGTTGCAGCAATTGTACCGCCACCAGTCAAATTTAAACCAGTAAGAACGGTTGCTCTTACTTTAGGCTCTGTAAAATATACTGGCCCATTCTCTGGCACTACACTTGTGTCAAGAGTTTGGAAGGTCTTATCACCTCTATAATATTGCAAAGTAGTACCTGCCGTAATTGCTGGCTCCTTCGAATTAAATGTCGTCCAATCTGTACTTGACAAATATCCATCTACGCTACCAGTCGCTACTGGTATGCTAATCGTTCCGCTTGTGTTTACAAGAGGCGAGCTAAATGTCAAAGCCGTTTGATAGCTTGTACTATCTAGCGACCCATCACCTTTTAGAAATTGACTAGCAGTACCGCTCGCAATGTACTTTTGGAAGCGTTGATTGCCTCCGCTACCTTTACCGATATAAAGATCGTACGTGTCAGTAGTGAATAGAGGCTCGGCAAGTTGTCCTTGTGGAATTGTTGCCGCCGTACCCCTTTTTATCTTTAATGTATTTGCCATTTATATGTTTTTACCAAGTTCCGCAATCAATTGTGTCGTTGACACCGATTTTGTTATTAAATGTAGTCCAATCACTTGAAGCCAAAGCACCCCTCACAGTTGCACTCGCCGTAGGTAGATTAAATGTGTGTGTGTCATTTAAGCTATTTATATTAAAATCACTACCCGTTGTCCCCGTAGCTAAATATTGCACTTGAGCGGTAAGGCCGTTTAGTGCATTAATGCCCGTAGAGAAAGTAGTAATAATTTGACAAAGGTTATTGTCCTCAGTATGCAAAGTTATCGTTCTTCCAGCATGAGTAACATATATTCTTATTGCAAGTCTCTCAGTTGCCGTTAATATTGTCTCTGGCACTGTCAACGTAGAGAAATAAGCCTCAACCGCAGTACCTCCAGTTATTACATCTGGGTTTGTTGAACCACTTGCAATTAACGTGAATGTAGTACCATCATATTTATAAAGCTCTACATAATAAGTAGGATTACCGCCTCCACTTGACGCAGAGAAAAATGTCTCAAAATTCCAGTTACCGCCAGGTATCTTTAGCAAATTTGGATCATTCGCATCGGTTAAAAATGATGCTATGTAGCCATTGCCATTTATTGTAAAATTAGTACCAGTACCAAGAATGGGAGTCTTATTCATCTCGTAATAAGTAACCCCACCAATTGTACCTTGGTTAACTGATCCGTTTAAATAATAAGATACGGATGCACCTCCGCCACCGCCGCCACTTGGAAAATCTCCAAGGCTGCCATCACCTCTTACGTATTGTGATGCCAACCCAGAACCCGTAACCGCAATTGTACCATTGCTGGTCAAAGGGGAATTGCTTACCGTAAAAGCGGCTGGCATTGTAAGGCCAACGCTAGTTAAACCCGTATCAATATCGCTCCAAGATGCTTGTACTGTACCGCCATCTTGCTGTGTTAATGTTAATGTCTTTGTGGTTGTACCCGTTACACTTGCACTATTTATCTTATCGTTGTATGCTTGATCCCACTGCCCTTGCTTAGTATCGGTTGGAATAGAGTAGCCGCTGCCATAATTTATAGCAATTGTGCCATTGCTTGTAAGAGGGCTATTTGATACCGTCAACCCCGTTGGCACGCTTATACCAACGCTCGTCAAACCAGTATCGGTGTCCGTACCATTCACCCATGCCGTACCATTGTATTTTAATACTTGGTTAGTGCTTGGTGAAGTGATCGTAACATCACCGAGTTGGCCTAAGTTATAATCCCCTTCCGTTGCTACAACATCGCCCGTTCTGCCAAATACACTTGTTACGGGAGCCGTATCATAATCACTCCATGATGCTTGTAAGGTCGAGCCGTCTTGCTTTGTAAGAGTAAGTGTCTTGGTTGTCGTACCGCTTACATTTGCCGCAGTTAGGCTCCTATTATATGCAGTGTCCCAAGTTGCTTGCTCCGCATCACTAGGTAAGCTATATCCACTTGCATATGTAACCGCCAATGTGCCACTTTGTACAAGTGGGCTATTTGCAACACTAAAACCCGTAGGCATTGTAAGCCCTACGGATGTAAGATTGGTAGCCGCCCCACTCGCACTATAATCCAAATTCACATAAACGGGACTCGGCTGACCTCCACTAACCGTAATATTGGTTACATCATAAGTAACCTTGATTGTCGGTTGTGTTGAGCTATATGTAACTTTAATTAATATCATTATGAGGTAACTTGGTTTTGAACTTCAACGTAGCCTTGCATCCAAGTATATTTATTAGTAGAGATGGTTACTTCAAGTTCGTATGTATATTCTCCCGCCGTATAAGTAGCCGTAGTAACTGGTGTCAAACTAACCTTTCTTGTGTAGTTATTAATTTGCACAAAATCAGCATTGAGCCACTCAATCATAACCGTTCCGCTAGTGTTCTTGGCTTGTAGCTTAAAGCTATAAGTCGATACATCTAGTGGATCAGTCTCGCATTCATCTTCATAGAATGAATAGGTGATGATGTAAGTATCTCCCTTCTTTATCGGCTTCATGTTTAATTCACCTATCATGGCTTATCGGCTTTATCTTTTAATTCTAATTTAATTTCATTAAGAGCTTGCATAATTTCTTTGAACTGAATCGCAGTCTCGTCCTCTTTCTTCTCTAACGTCTTTAGCCTAAGATCATGCTCTCTCAGCTTTATTTTCATATCGGTATAAATACGAATAGCACCAAGTCCAAATGCTATTGTTTGTATGCCTAAAACTAACCAGAAATTTGCTTCCATTTGCTATTAAAATTACATAATTTTTTACAATGCGATATATACCGCTTTTACTACTTTTCCGTTGAATGAGCTGCCAATACTAATGACAAAATTCGGCGATGTGCCAGTTACAGTGTAGTTGTAATACCAAGTGCCTTCTATGCCAACTGCCACGAGTTTAAAGGTTGCTGGGTTTCTACCAGTTATGTTACCGCTTGCTACGGTGTAGCTATCTACGGTTGTAATCTCAGTCAGAGGACCAGTCCCCTGGAGAGTAAAATTATAGATAGAGTTTTGCCCGATGCTAGAACTAAGTGATAAGTCTTGTATAATGCAGTCAAATTCGTACACTTTGTAGTTGCCACTTGCATCAATCATGTCCAAATACCCTACAAAAGCCGCATCACTGCCTTCAATAAAATTATCGAAAAAAGTTATAGGCTGCAAATTTGATTGTACCATCTTCACTAGACCGCTTCCGCTAATTGAGAAGCTAGACCTATTAGGCAAATATTCCCTAAATACTCCGTTCGTTCTCGGAGCCAACTCCAAAAAATCCCTAGTAATACTTATTGTAGCATCTTTAGTACACGCAAAAGGATAGACATTACCACTTGCGTTTGTAAATGCTAAAACTAAACCTTGCGCCGTTACTACTTCTGCCATATTAATTTGTTAAATATCTATCTACATAAGTGTCAAATGTTTGTGCATTTGACGCGGTATAACTAAATGTCATTTCTCCTCCGTTCAAGTCTAGTGAATATATGTTGGTATCTATCCAAACAGTCAAAATATCATTTGTTGCAAGCGTTACACTATTTGTACTCAAATCCACGTTAAAAGGCTCTGGCAAGTTATTTATATTAACACTTTGTGTGTTAATAGCCGTACCATTCTTTCTAAGCTCAAAATTTACTGGTGTAGTACCGTTTGATGTAACATAACCAGATACATTGCAAGTAATATTTACAGTAAGGTTATTTAAACCATTATAAGTAATATTTGATGTACCGCCTAACGTAAAGTCAGCAGCACTTACAATAGTCCATGGAACATAATTCGTTGATGAATAAGAACCAGTTGTAACATCAGCTTCAAATGTCTTTGTAACATCTGCCCCAGGGTCTTTCACACTATCGTAAACTTCAATAAGTGTTGCACTCCAAGTAGCCGAAGAGAAGTCAATCTCTTTCATGTTTAAAACATAATAAACTTTATTTGGGTCATCATCAACAAATATAAATGTGTTGATTAAACCAATTGGGTCTGCACCACTATTAAATTTAAGGCCGTAACAATTAACATCAATCTTATTTCTATTATACCTATTATGCTCCCAATAAGGTATTAATGCTTGTTGCAAGAATGGGTATCTCTCATCTGCATATCTATATCTAAACCATTCTGCGTTTGTAAATGTCAATTGGTCTGATTCAAATAAGCTACCCTTAAAGTTATATGATACGTTGTCCTCTAAATATGTATAATTCTCAGAAGTGTTTCTAAGAGTTCCAGATTTTTCGTACTTAACCTCATGGCCAGTAAGATTTGATCTTCTTTCATCTACGTTAAATACTGGGATTGTCTCAAGAGAAAAGTTCTTGATCTCTAACTGATTGTCAATAAACCCATCTCGTAAAAATCCCCAAAATTGCACTTTAAATTTACCAGCATAAGGCATTGGCTCAGATGTTACTGAAATGGTCTGCCAATCTGTGGCATAAATATCTTTTGCTGGATCAACGACCATTCTTATCTGAGCAGTTGGATATGTTTTGGTAACATCATTTAAAACCCACTTACCCTCCTTATCTAACCAATAATTACCAAATGCAGTTTCTAAATATAAAGATGCGATTAGAATATCTTTATCTTGTAAACTTATAACTCCTTGACTAACATAAGATGGTGTTGCATAAGTAGAAAGATCAAAGTCTTTATATTTAACTTCAAATGTTAATTTGATAGTATCAAGTGTTCTTATGTATGTATATTCAGATTGAATGAAAGAAAACTCGTTATCTCTTAATCTGAAATAAGCATATCTTTCGCTCAGTATTGTATCTACATAAACCTCAGATATATTCCTGGTACCAGTGTTAACTGTTTGAGATAACCAGGTTCCGTAATAAAAACTCCAGTTATCTAAAGCATATAATTTAAGAGAAGCATTAGAGCTTATAAGTGCGCCCCTTGTAAAAGAAGAGTTTTGCACTACTTCTGGAAACATTTCATATTGCTTGATAACACTATCAAACTTTGTGCGTCTGTTAATGTATCTAAGCATTTCTGGAGCAATAGGCTGCATATTTTCGCCTACTCCAATATTTGCATCGTATCTTCTATTTACCGTTGCTCTGCCTCCCCCTACTTGATTTCTAAACCCTCTTAAATTTACATTGGTAGGAATATATAAATCTTCTAATCTAAGGAAATACCATTGGCCTTTGTATTGAAACATTGTCTGGCCAAATGATGTATTTATTTTATTTAATGCTTCAAGTTTGCTATCGTACTGCTTAGGCTCTTGCATAAAAGTCCTAGCATCAAAATAACACTGATCTAAACACATATCTGTGTTTGTGCTATTCATTGAAGTATGATATAAAGAGTTATAAACCCTAGATTGTACTAAGCTTTGCGGAGATTCTTCTAGGCAATAACCAATAGCAGTCCAAGGTGTTAATTTTCCTACAACCTCAGCACCGTTATTGCTAAATTGCTTTTCTGATAATTGACCTATTCCCTCTGTTGCAGTGAGTGTTAAAACATGCTCACCTGCTATCCATGTCTCTTGGAAATTATCTTGTAAAATAAATCCATACCAATACGGGGTAAAACTACCGAAAGAGAATATTACCTCAATGTCATTGTCATTATTTGTAACAAAGTTATCCATCGTTACAGATGAATCACTTGCTATTATATTTATTGTAGCTTGTTGCGGTCTATAAGGCTTGAATAAATTCTCATCTGTATTATACTCTGATAACACAAATGGCCTTGCGGCTGGAGTCAGATATGTAACACCACCAGTCCAACCTTCAAATAATAATTGAACTGTACAAGTATCACCTTCTCTACTTTTAAATTCAATCCTATATTTTTCGCTTCTAGCCAATTCTATTAATATTAGTGTTTGTTCTATTTATCGCACCCACCAAATCTGAACCTCTGAGGCTTAGGCTTACTGATCCACTCATTGACATTCCACCTGGTCCTACCCCACCAAAATTAGGATTTGATACATTTCTTAATCCTAATTGCCCGCCAGTATTTGCTCCAACTGACCCTAGCAATGCAGCACCTAATGTTTTTAAACCAGTAACTCCAGTTCCAGCAGCAAAGCCACCGCTTAATAATATAGCTAATGAAGCTACAATTCCAGTAGCCACTAATCTTGCTACAATTTGTTTTATGCTATCTAAAACAACTTTTGTAAATTCTTTGAATGCAAACTTTCCAGTATCTAAAAAGCCTTTAAAAGCATCTTCTAAAGGAGATACAAATGTTGATTGTAATATTGGATATACAGTTTTTATATTTGATAGAAAATTCTTAATCGCTATACCTATGTTATCAAATGTATTTTCTGTAAATGTTTTTAAACCGAAAGATAAATCAGTTTGCCTTTTAATATCTTCAAATCCTTCGTCAATTAAATTTTTTAAACTACCAGTTAATGAATCAGTTGCCATTCTAGCATCCTCACTAGATTGTGCAATTTTATCCATTACGAAATTAAGAGCATCTAAATTTCTTGCAGTTTCTACGTATGGAGCATTCCATAATCTATTAGTCCAATCCATGTATGCTTTAGAAAACTCATGGATATATCTTTCACCTTCTTTAGTTTGTTTATTATGTTCTTTTGTATCTACAACAACTTGATTTAAAGCATCAATTTCTTGATTTAATAAATCATTATAAATCTTTTTTTCTGCATTTAAAGAATTTATTGCAGTAGTATTTGAATTATATTGTTCATTTGCTTTTTCTGTAGCACCAACTGTATAGAATGTTGCAATTCCTAATTTATTTAATGCTGTTGCATTGTTAAAATTAGCTTTAGATACTGCATTTGCACTATCCCTTGTATTTTTTAATTGAGTTGAAAATCTTTTTTGTTGAGAAAGTTGAAAATCAATATCTGAAATTTGATTAGAAAATTGCTCAATTTTAGCTTTAGCTTGTAATGCTTTAGTATATTGAATAGTAGCTTCTTTAATAGCATCAGTATTTGATGCGCCAGTTTTTAAATTACCGTAGTAATCAGAACTTATTTGTTGAAGCTGAAGTAACGCATTTTTTTGCTCAGTTTGACTTAATGTAAGATCAGTTGCTTTTTTTGTTAAAGATTGTACAATAGCTATTTGACCAGACTGTGATGTACTTGCTTTATCAACGACTTCACCAACTGTTCTTTGATTCTTTATATACTCTTGATAATTATCATTTGCTTTTTTTAATTCAGCGGATAATGCAGTTTGTTTATTAAATAAAGAATCAATCGCAGCACCTAAACTTCCATACTTTTGTATAAGTATAGTTATAACAGATGTTACTGCGCTAAATGCAAGAAATATACCTGCTGGACCTAATAAACTTTTCCCTATTTCTTTTAATGCGGGAACCACTTTACCATTGGTTGTAGCAGTTAAATTACCAAAACCTTGTATTACTCCTGGTAAGTTATTCTGAATACCTAAAAATCCAAAAGGTAAATCTTGTATAGTCAATGATAAACTTGTAAGGGCAGTTCTTGCACCTTTACTAGAATTACCTACTTGTACTATTTTAGATTCAGCTTGAGGAATTGTAGTGCTTAACTTATCAAAATTGTCAATTAACTTTTGTTGAGTAATAGATGTTCTAGCAAATTCCCTAGATAATTTATTTAATTGTTTATCTCCTGCTGGTAATGAATTTATTTTAGTAGATAATTCATCTAACCTACCAGTTACTTTTTTTATGGCAGATAAAACTTGATCGGCATTGGCCTTTATGGCTATATCTAATTCTGCATTATTCATTTTGCCAATCTTTTAAATATTTCTCTATATTCTTCCTCGTTTATTTCACTTATATCTTCATCTCCAGGTAATTGCCATAATTGCTCTGGAGATTTTGGTGCAGATTTAGGGTCTCCCATTAATCGCACCATTGTGTACATAAGTATTCTAGTCTGTTTATAAGAATCAATTCTTTTATCTTCATGCCCCTTTATCATTAATGAAAAATGTCTAGGGCTTATTTCATAAAATTCTTTTGGTCTAAGACATAGTTGTCCGAAAGCGAACGATTCTATTTCTTCCCACGAGAAGCCTTTTTTTTTGGCTCATTTTCGTTTATATGATTTTTTATAAAATCATTGCTTGACCAAAATGATATGATTCTAGTTATTTCTTCTAGTATTTCTGGATTTTTTAAATTTGTTTCTAACCAATCTATAAAATATTCAAATGAATATTTTGGTTCTACATCTTTTATTAAGCAGTTGTTATAATAACCACTATAAATTATATGAGCAATTCCAATTTCATTTATTTGCTCATTGCTAAAAGATTTACCTTCAACAAATTTATTTTCCAAGTATCTAAATGAAGCCATGCCAAATTTAAGGCCAATGGTTTCACTATTAATAGTAATAGTAGTATAGTTCATAATTAGTATTAAGCAGGATCAATATCAATTGCACCATTTGATGAAATAGTACCAGAAAAGTTTATAAATTCAGTAGTTGATTGATTAAGAGTCAATGAAGTTACATAACCATCAAATTTGTGATAATAAGAAGCACCTGCACTTGAGCCACTTACAACTGGGTTTTGTACTCTTGCAACAATTTGAGTTCCTGCGTTAAAAGCAGTCAATAATGCTGAATAGCTAACTTGTTCAGAAGTCGGAGCAGTTTCGCAAATTGCATCGAAATCAATTGTCATATTGGGTTTACCAATAGATGTAAAAGTACCGCAGTTTGTTTGCTCAACAGTAGAGTCAACTGTTCCGTTTACGCTAGATGTACGCAAACAAATAAGTGATTCCCAAGTAGAGCCGTTGTCTAAGCTAATATCTACGCTTTGAGTAGAACCTTGAATTTTTGCCATTTTTGTTTATTTTTGATTTACTAAATTATTTATTGTTATTATTTTACGGGCAACATAATTGTCTCCGTTTTGCAAAGGTAAATATAATGAATTTGTCCTAGACATAGGGTAAATAATGAAGTCAGTATCACTAAACCCATCAACATGAGTATCTGGTATTAATATATTTAATATTTGACTAGATATATTATCAACAACAGATAAATCATTAACCCTATATTGTTCACTATAAATATCTATATCAACTGAAACAATATTGTCAAAAGAATCATTTGTGTTTCTAGCTTGTTCAGATATACTACTTATAATTATATAATTTTTAGGTAATGTCCTAAATGGGTCTTGACCATAAACTGGTACATCTTTACCATTATAGCTAATATTGCCATTAAGTAAACTTACATATATCGAACGAACACTATTTGAACAATCCTTCATTATCCTTTTATTATATCTTCAATTCTTTTAACCATTTGAGGGAATATGCTTCTAACCGCAGGATAAAAGAATGGTTTTGGTCTTGTATGTCCTGGGTTACTTGTTCTAAATTGATCAGCATATTCTTCCCATTCTGGGTCTATACTTGCAGTATATTTTTGAGCTTCTGGTCCAGTTCCAAATTCAACATAAGCTGCATATCTAACTGCCGCTTTTAAATTATATGCCAATTTCGCATTTTCATCTTTTTTTGCATAGATAGATGACCTTAATCTACCAGTTGGACCAGCAGGGGCTTTAATTTTGGCTTCTCTAGCCATATCCTCAACAGATGCACCTATTTCTGCATCTAATTGATTAATTAAATCTTCGGAATATTTATTTAAATCCCGTTTCAATTTATTAAAAATTGCATTTTGCTTTACAAAGTATATACCATCTGGCATTATATCACTACCTTTTTATATTGATGATAATTTAAGCCATCCCAGTTAGGATATTGGCTTATAAGTGATTGAGGATCAGCGTTCATCTTCTTGCCTCTGTTCTCGTACTGCCAAGCCACTAAAGCCAAAATATCACTAGCAATGTCCTCTGGAACCGAGCTATAACCGCTTTGGTATTGCACTTCATAGTTGCCTTGGGTATAAAGCCACAATTTGCCCGCAATCACCTCATAGTCATCATTCTTAGTTAATGATTCCCAGCTATTTATGCCAGTCTTTATTTTTACACTGTCAATGCAAATAACTGGTCCATAGGGTAAATCTACCATCCAAACGCTTGGCTCATAGCCAGTTGTCTGAATATAGCTTTTAAGCAACTTATTTACAAATGCTACCCCAGTTAATTTCTCAATATGTATTCTTGAAGCATTGATCAGTGATTGTATTAAAGTATCATCTGATGTATAATCAATTCGCATCCAATTCTTTGCGTCAGTTAAGCTCACTGGTTCAACGACCCCATCAGCTAAGATCGCCGTTCCGTTTATATATATCGCCATACTT